TCGTACGTCGCCGCGTTCGGTGCCACCTGTATGGCGGTGCCGGTCGGCTTGACGGTGGCGGTGAGCTTCGGCGTGAGCTGCATAAGGTCGCCCGCCTTGACGGTGCCCGTGGTAGGAGTCAGCGTGAAGCCGGTCACGGTCTGGGTCACAACCTTGATGGATGTGCCCGCGTCGGTGGTGAACAAGGCGCACGGGGTGAACGGCGACACACCGTAGATGCCCCAGTGGTTGAGATACAGTGTGTTGGAAAGTGTTTGCGGATTATAGAACTGCGTAGTGCCGTACAGCGTATCTCGCGCTTGATACCAATCGGTGGAAACGAGTAACGCAACAGCGCCGTCGATACCGAGGCTTGGCACCTCAATAACACGATACGGCACGTCCGCTTTATCCAGCTGGAAAACCGCACTCAGCGCATCGACGTCAAGCGACGCAAGATATTCCGGTTCAATCAACAACACCATTTGCTGCGGGCTTGCGTACGCCGGAATGTCGGTCACGTTCAACGCGTTGTACTGCGTTGACGGGAACTGCATACGCCCGGCGGTCGCACGCAGCGCCTTAAGCAACGTCTTGGCGGTTGTTTCGTCGCTCGGCACCGCGTCAAGATGCACCTTGTAGAAACCAAGATTCTGTTCATAATGGCGAATCAGCGCAAGCATGATGTTCATTTCATCGTACTGGTCGCTGTTGCGCGGGGATTCCATAATCTGCGCGATGAAACGGTTCAATCCGAAATCATCCACGAACGCCTGGCGCAATTCATCGTCAGTCCATGAAATCGGGTATTGGTCACGGCGATTGTTTTCGTAGAACCATACGGCGGCTTCGGGGCGGTGCATCTTCAGCAAGTCTTCGGCATCATCCTTGTAGCCGTGCGCCTTAATCCACTTGACGGCGATTTCCTGTACGGTCGAACCCCAATACAAATTTTCTTTTTTGAAAATCGACAACGGGTTTTCAAACGGCGCGTTTTGCGCCATTACAGTAAGTCCGATACGGTTAACCATGCTCCAAACACAGTCGTTCAAATATTGGCGGTTCATCGGGTCGAACAAGTAACGCATGGTGTTCGCAACGCCTGTCTGCGTTGCGCTTGGAATACGCTGCTGATAATCGTCAGTACCCTTGGTACGCACCTTGTCCAAAATTGTCGCATTGTCTACAGCCATAATATTTTTCTCCTATCGATTAAAGCGTGTAATCGAGGTTTTCCAAGTCCTCTGCCGCGGCCTGTGCGATTGCTTCCGCCGCGTCATCGTCGTTTTCCTTGACGGTCGCGCCGTTTTCAACCATTTGCGCGACGGAATCGGTGAAATTGTCATAGATGCCGTCGATTCGATTGCTGATTGCGTCCATGCGGTCACTTAATGCGCTCACCTTGTCCAGCACGTCACGCAGCATGTCGCGCAAGTCATCGAATTCGCCTACGCGGTGCGTTTCGTCGGGGGTGAGGTCATCGCGTTCGGCGGTGTCCCTTTCCTCGGAAGTTTCGTCATCCATTATTTTTCCTTTCATATATGAAAAAGTCGTGCCGGTGAACGAATACCGAGCCGGCACGACTTAAGAATAGCATATTTGCAACATGATTCACAACGATGGACGGCGCGCTTTTCCCTCACGGCCATATCATTGGCGGAGTCAACCGTGGTTATCAATGATAATGTTTTATCGCCCTCGTTACGACACCTTGCGTATGCCGTGTTTATTTTACGCCAAAATTTCTGAGCATTTCGTTTACGGCGTGTTGCGTTTCCACCATATCATAGCGCAGATAACCCAGCGCGTAATATGACGTGAGGTTTCTAATCAAATTCTTCGCCATGTTCGCGGTAAGATAGTTCAGCTTGTTATCGTCCCTTGTGATGGCGAAATACGGGACGTGCGTACCACCGTCGTATTTCGAGGATACGAAGACGTATCCACAACGCAAATCGACATAAACACCGTATTCATGTCGCAACCATCGGAAAACATACGTAAGTCTTGCATGTCCGTGCGGTTTTTCGATAAAATCGGTGTCGTGCCGTTTGAACCTGTTTTTTGCGGTCATGTCATCGTTGTTCTTCAGCATGCGCCCCGACACTGTATTCTTTGTTTTCTGCTCGGCGTACGCGTCATCCCGGACATAGTCGAACAGACATGTTTTCCCGCCCAGCCATTGCAAGCCGAACTCGGGTTCCAACGGAACATCATAATGTTGGAAATACGGGTTGAACGCGTCGCAAGCATTACCAAGCAGAAATATTCTCGGTTTACGCAGCTCCGTATCGTCGGCGCGTTCGCGTGTAACGGTATCCACAAGTTTCGCCAATTGCTCGAACTCGTTTTTCAAATACGTGTGATACCGGTCATCGTTATCTATGATGATTTCGTCCATGCAAATATTGCGTACGTTAACGTACGTGCTTTTCTTTTTCTGCTGCTGCAACGACAAAGGTATAAAATATCCGATTGTTTTCCATTCGTTTTCTTTCTTGCCGGTTTTCTTTCTACGAATTTCGGCTATTTTATTGGTTGTCCGAAATTCATAATCAGGGAAAATATTATCTTGTACGATACGGCTGAAATAGTTCGCCGCGACGTCGTTGTTTTCCTCACGAAAGCGTGTCACTTCAACGAAACAGTACCCGTTTTTTAAGTAATCCTCTATCATGTATTTTCGTACACCGTAAGTCTTACCTAGGCCACGTGCGCCGATAATCATGTTCACATCTGCGTTTCGTGGTAATATCAGCGTCTTAAGTCGGTCATAATAATATTTCGCCATCAATACTCACAATCATAGGTCTGCCGTCCCGTACAACAAGTTCGCGAGGCAATGTCTCAACATCCCTATTATATACATCCCGCATGTATGCAAGATTCTCCCCGTTGGCCTGTTTGTCCGATTCGCCCAGCCATCTGCCGGACGGATACAACGCAATCGCCTCGGGCACGTCAACATGGCATGTCGCACCCCGATAATCGGTGACGGTGCCGACGTACCTATCCCACGCATGCGGACGGTTGCGTTGCAACGTATGGCAAATCTCATAATCAACCAACACATCATAACCAAGCGCCAAACGTACCGTTTCCGCGAAACCGTGACCCATGCGCATGATATCCTCGATACAATCTTCAATAGTGTACACGCCGTCGGGCCGTGGCAATCCCGCGCAAGTGACATGCACGCGCCCGGACATATCCAAACTTACACGCGCCTTGTTCCACAGTTCCACGTGCTCGGCGTAACGAGTGGTGCCGCCGCAGTCCTCAACCTCGAACTTGCCGATATGGTCAAGCGTTGACGCCATGTCGGACGCGGTGTTTCGGACGCGCCGCATGGTGAGATTGATTGCGTTTTCTATCGCGGTGTGCAATGGTTCGAGCGCGTCCAACAGTTCCGCGTCGGTTACGTCATCGGCGCAACTGATTTTAAGACTGTCGGTATCGCCGCCCGTGACGGTGACACGCGCGCCGAAACGCCGATATATCAACATCATGGCTATCAAAAGGTGCATTCTGCTACCCGCAACGATTCGCATTCCGTACGTATAAAGCACGCGCGGTGTCTTCGGACGTTTTTTCGCAAAATTATCGGGACTGCAGACCGTGTTTTTATCTACTTCCAGTTCACCGGTTTCCGTCACGCGATAATCGGCCTTCATGACGTCTTGCGCCTGAGTGCCATAGATTCCGTTGAATTGTCCTTTAACGGTGCTGCCGTAATAGGATTGCAGAAATTTCATGCTCAACGTGCCCGTCCTAGCGTCACGTGCGATTCCCTCGGGTATCGACTCGGGTATATCACCCGCATACGGTACACCCTCGGTGTAGTGTTTAATCAGGTTTTTAACGTCGGTTTTACGCGCGAACAACATGTTAGATTGTAGGGTCACGTAATCGGACGGTACAATCGTTTTAGTGGTGGCTTCACCGTACAACACATGCATTTCGTCGAACTCGTACACCTGCGCCACGTTCCACAGCTCAATTTCATTAACGTGTAAGATGCATTCGTCCGCCCGATACAATTTTCCAAAAGCAAACGTCGGATTAACGGCACTATCAACGTAGCCGTGCGCCCTGATACTGTTTTCCTGTGTTTTCGCGCGTTCGTTGTTGCTATAATCGGTGTCCGCCTGCAACGTACGCACGAATTTAGAACGTGGGCAGATTGCAATACCCCAATCGGCAAAACACGTGTTTGTCCGCAATCTAAGGTTTGTAAAACCTATCGCAGCATGTAACCCCGTACGAAACGGGTCACTATAATTACGTAATACATCTTCAAGCGGCGTGTCAACGATACGCTTGCATGCGATTTGCAAAATTTCTGGCGGGGCAACCGCGAATTTAACCGGCAAGCGCCGCCCGTTGATAAACGCATGATGCATTGACGTAACGTCAAGAGACGCCACGTTATCAACGACAACGCTAGCGGTTTTAGCGCTCGTAAAAGTCAAACCGCCACGAAAACATGCTTTACGCAATGCATAGGACTCATAGTTTTTCGGAAACTCTTGATTGCACGTCGTTTCAAACGCGCGTTGTAACGTGATTTTCTTACCACCTTGCAACGTGACGCGCCGCCCGCCAATCTCACGCCGCGCCATCTGCCGCACAAGCGACGTCTTGGTAAGCACGCGGCACCCCAGCATGTCAGACGTGAGCCAATGATTAGCGCGTAGCAGCCATTGCAAGTATTGAGGTATCACTTGCACATCGCGGCGCGCGTAAAATTTTTCTTCTTCCGTCAACGGTGTTTCAGGCGTGCGCACAAGTGAGTAATCCCAATCGCCCACCGCTTTCGACAATCCACATGTTTCGCCCATCGCGCGCAGCCCGCCCATTTCGAGATAAAACGTATCCCAAAAACGGCACACCACATTATCGCCTACGCGCAAATCGAGCGTGTACACGCTTGTAGCGGTCTGCGCATTGACCTCAATCGCGTACGACTGCGCCAATTCCAACATGAGAGTTTGCATATCGAACATGAGGTTATAGGCTGCGATTATCGGGATATAATCGTGCGTGCGCCCATACTCGATAAGATTGTCAATGTATGTCAACGCTTCGGACGTGTGCCGGTAAAACCGTACATCATCCGTGGCGGTAGTGTACGATTCCAACGGCGTGGCACGCAAATCGTTGAAAATGTATAATATCGGGTATGCGCGTGTTTCGGCATCTTCGCCAATATTCGTTGTTTCGGTGTCGAATATCGCCGCAATCTTAAATTTCTTGCGCTTTATCATCGTACTACGTCAGGTGAGACCGCAATAAGCCAAATCGGACTACCGCCGTCAACGTCCGTGAAATCCTCCAATTCGCCTGTGTGCATTTTCATATTTTTGGCGTACTCCAGCACCTTTTCGTTTCGTTGCATGATAGTGTCAAAAAGCTCACTAAGCGATTCAGCGTCATATGCTTTCATGATGACTTCTAGTCGTTTGTTCGGCGGAACGTTCGATTTCTGCCATATGTTTTGTGTGTATCGCCAAAACACCTTGACTTTTTCCCGTCCAAGGTCGCCAAGCGCGCTCGGCATTCCTTTGGACGCCATGCGCATTTCCTCGCGGAAAATGTTAAACGAACGCGCACGCTCCCTCGCACGCCCTTTTCCGCCGCGTACCTCGCTCACCTGTTGCACGAGTTTATCGGCGGTTTCGTCCGCACGCTGATACAGTTCATTCCGCATACCGCTATTACGGACACGGCCAACATACGTGTTTTTCAACTGCGTTTCAAGTCGCTGTATGTAAGCGCGGCGTGCGTTCGCTTCGCTTTCGGGCATGGTGTCAGTAATGCTTTTTTTCAGACTGTTTATAGCGCGACGTACGCGTTTGCGTTTCGCGGTCAATATGTCCGCTTGTTTATGCGCTCTCGGCATGTTCGCCACCTTATAAAAAAAAGTGCCATAGCATGTATGGCACTTTTGTTTCATTCCGAACTACTTGATTTCAAGCGATACTACTTGATTTCAAGCGATTTCGTGGAACGGCCACCGCCCAACGGCGTTTGCTTGACTGCAACGGTGATGCCGTCCGGTGCGTTGAAATCGGGGAACATATCGTAGATATCCAACACGCTACGATAGATTCCCTGTGACTGACTGAAATACGTGTTGCCGTCCTTTCCAAAAAGATAGACGTTCGCGCATTTCTGTCCAGTCTGAGAACGCACGCCCGGTGCGATATAAGCACCGACAACCGTCAACGGTTCCGCGCCGCGTCCGTTCAGCGACAAAGCGCTGTTACGTGCGTTGACGATGGCGCGCTTGCCCTCGAACGTGCTGTTATCCATCGTGCAAATATAACGATAGTTAACAGCGGTGTTCTGTGCGGTTTCATTCACGGTGTCGTTCATCGGTTCGTTTACTTCATCCATTTCAATTCCTTTCAGAATGCAATTTCGTTGTTGTCATTGTCGTTATCAACGTCAGAGCCGACGACGTCATCTGCAACGCGCTCGGCGTGCTCGATGAACGTGTCAACGTCCATAACGTACACGGTCTTATCAACAGTAATATCGTCAACCAACACGTTAACAATACCGGCATCCATAAGCGCCTTCACAGCCATTTCAACGTTACGAACGTTTCCGATGGTATGGAACGTCTGTGCTACGCCGTCCCTGTCATAATAGCTTATGGTGCTGTCAACGATTACCTTACGAATCTTTCGCATATTTATTATCCTTTATATCTGTTTTATTTTCTGTTTTATTTTCTGTCAACCATTTTGGCGACATAAATATTTATAGCACAAAAATCGGCGTGCGCAAAAAGCGACACGCCGAATATTGATATTGATTCTCAATAACGCAAAATCTGCCCCGGATAAATCAAACTCGGATTAGACAAACCGTTAAGCGACGCGACACGTGCCCAATCACCGCCGAAAATCGACCACAAAGACTCACCGGACACAACCGTATGCGTACGCGCCACATTCGACTGCACAGCCCCGCCATAGCACACCGTTTCGCCCGGATAAATCACAGCCGGATTACCCGACGCGTACCCGTGCCACGACTGCCACGGCAACAAGCCCGTACGCTCAGCAATGCCCGACAACGTGTCACCCGACGTTACCACCACGCAAGCAGACTGCGCGACATTGCCACCGGTGTTCGTTTCCGGCACGGACACATTCGCACCATCGCCACGCGCGTATGCGTCCCACTGCCACCGTTCGCCCCGAAAATAATTCAAGTCCAAACGTCCGGCATAACCCGACACATATCCGTTCGACGTGTACTGACGCATGGCTTCACCATACGCGCCATACAGCCATGGTCTTTCCTGATAACCGGTAACAGCCATTGACGCATACTGCGCAACCCACACGCCGCAATGCTCACGCACAAACGCGCTAAGCTGCCCCAACGCTGAGGCTTGAACATAGACGATCGGCCACACCTGAGTGCGATCATGCACGTGGCGAACCCACGTTTCAATCCACGCGCCATTACCAAACTGCGGATTATCCTGAGATTCCCAATCCAAAACAAGCACCGCGTTACCGACGTACCCGCGCACATTATCTACGAAAAAATCAGCTTCCGCGTTCGCATCGCGCCCCATAGCGTAATGATACACACCGATACTCTTGCCACTATCCACTGCACGCCCAAGCTGATAGTTCGCGGCCTGATTCACGCCATTGATCAAACACATATTGTTGAAACCGCCTACGCCCCATGTGGCACCCGCTACAATAAAATCAGCGTCAACCGCTCCCGTGTCAATATCACACTGCCAATTGCTCACATCCACCCCGCGCATATCCGCATTAGCCGAGGGTGCAACAATCAACATTAAGACACAAACACAAGCTAACGCGCTACGCCATATTCGAGACATCAGCATCCCCCTTGTTATCCTTAAGCAATGCAATAAGTTCTTCCGTCAGAACATTATTCTTTGTCATCAAATCATTAAAATCACTAAACGTCGTGGCGATAAACCACGCCATACCACAACACGCGACAATCGGAAAACCAACACTGCCGACAACGGTTACAATCGAACTAATATCCATCATATCACCTCACAAATAAAAAAGGTCATGACACATCGAATGACATGCCATGACCAAATATAACACAATCACGTAGCCTATCCGAGAATTGAACCCGGCACGCACATTTTATAAGAATGCCGCTCTAACCACTGAGCTAATAGGCCATCACCACACCTCACCCCGCCCACAACCCCCGCCGCATCAAATCAATCATATCACGACAATACGTAAACACATAATCCGACACATACGAATCACATTTAAACCACTTCGCACCCATAACAGCACCCCTTACATGACGTTCACCACGAACCCTGTAACCCTTGATGAAATCACAAGTACTACGCTTGCAATACATAGTCAACCCCCCTCGCAATCACCGATTAATACGGTAGCCCAAACATACCGTACCCGGAACGTAAAACACGCCATCGGCAAGCACATCCCTAAGCCCGTATGCGTCAATGCAATCGACAAACCGAAGTTCCATCAAGCAATTAGACGCAATATCAACAAAATACACAAGCACATCGTAAATACTATTCACGTTAAAATCGATTGAATTAGACAATGCTTTAAGATTCATAAAACTCATTTTATTTTTTCCTTTCATCGAAACCGATACCTATATAATACCGCACACAAAACACGACACGCCCAAACACGCCGAAAATATTCGTGCCTATTTCCATACGTCACGTTTTCCACGCGCACCGAACCGCGTACCACACATTACAC